TGCTTCTTCGTTCAGGCTGCGATAATCCGCGCCTGTTCGATATATCTGTCCGCGTAAAAGTCGAGATTTTCGATTTGTGTGTAGTAATGGTCGTCCTCGATAGCGTCTTCCATTACTTCCATCATTTCATCGCTGATCCACGCAGCTTCATCTCGGAGATTCATTCTGTATTCCCACTGGTGCGGGGTTTCGTCTTGGCACTCTTTAAGGGCTTCGCGGTACTCAAACGCTGTTTTCATGACGAGATATTCGATGTCGTCTTCCAGCGCGGCAAACGCTTCTTGCTTCGCCTCGCTGATTGCCTGCGCTCTCGTGTAGGCTTCGTCTTCGCCCGTCATACCCCAATCGGATGTAATCGGTTCGCACATCATTTGATGACCTCACAAGTGATTGATGGCGATGACGTGATTTTTAATTTCGTGCCGTCAGGGAAGTAATAGAACATGACCTTCCCCGTTGCCGCTCCCAACTTCCCGCCGACAAATCCGATCGTTTCTATGGTGTCTCTGTAAAGCTGGGAAGCGGGAAAGCCTGCTTCGACCATGTCGTCAAACTCGCCCTTTACCCATTGCGCCTTGTTTTTTATGTGTTTACTCATATCAAGCATCTTGCGTTTCCTCGCGCTGTTGTCTTAATCAAGGGGTCGGGGCTTTCCGTTTCCGCGTGCTGTTGCCCTGCCGTGTGTAGCTGGCTTTG